TAATTTAGCTTGGTATTTTTCAGCCATAAGTTTTGTAACTTGTAAATTAGAAGTTATGGCATAAGCAATATCTTGAGCTAGAGCTGCTGATATAGTTTCTCTTAATAAAATATCTAATTGATTTACATCCGTTTCAATGGCTAGATAAATTAAATAAACAGCGCTTTCGCCTATTAATAATTTTCTACCTTCAATTTTGTAATCTGAATTGTAATCTTTAATTTGTAATACTCGTAAGCAATCACTTGGCAATGTATATTGATATGTAAAACCCCAAGCTGGAGTATTGCTATCTTGTGCCAATTGAACTCTTTTAATCAAACAATTCCAAGGATGAGATCTAAATACTGCGTCTCTAACTGTCTCATATCTTTCATTGCATAATCTTGCGTTTTTAGAATTTTCTGTAAGAGCTGTAATTGAACTAGCTCCTAATTGATTTAATGCAGAATTACAAATTTGTATTACCGATGCCATTTATTATGCCTTTGCTGTTTTAGCAGATCTTCTAAAGTTTGCTGCTGTTGGTGCGCCTTTACTTCCAGGCTTTCTCATTTTTTCTTTACTACCCGCTTTAATTCTAGCTCGTTTAGCGTGTATGTTTGCGTATAATCCAGGTTTTGCCATGTTATTCCTTTGTTATATATTTACGTCTTAACTTTCTTGGTTTAACCAAAGCAAATATTTCAGCTTCAGTTAATTCTTCTTTGACATCAAAACCATAATGATTTTTGCTATCATGTTTAAATCGATCAACTAAAACATATCTATAAATATGATTGCCACTCTTAAAGTGTAATACAAGTTTTGGTTTATCGATTTTCTTCATGCACTTTAGGCGGGATCCACTCTCGCTTCCTCCGCCTAAAATTTTATTGTATTAATTTACAACGTATGAAATGTTCCAAGACATAGTTCCAGCAGTACCCCCAGCAGCAGCCATTGTAGCTGCTACATAGTAATATCCGCCTGGATCAGAGCTGTCTCCAGCTAATTCCCATATCTTTTTACCAGCTGTATCAATATCAGCAGCTTCAAAACGAACATCCGCCATTGCAGCAGCATCAGCTACTGTACTTGCGAATACATCTTCGTCTTTAACTACGCCAGCTGAAGTGTATATTCCTACATTGAAAGTACACGAACCGCCAAGTGTGTCTGAACCAATAAATAAACTTGGTACAGCCGCATTACTTGGGATTGGTGCTAACATAACAATATCGTTATCGTCACTATCGCCAGATGCTAATTCTACAGTTCCATGAGCTGTTCTTAAAACGCCATGTAATTCAGCAGAGTTGTTAGCAACTGAAGGAGACGCTTCGAAATTTGCTACTAGATCAGTATTTTTAGTTCCCATATTTCTATCCTCCTATTATGCTTCGTGACAAGGAATTTGCACAACTTTTTTCTCTTCCATTCTTACTGCCCCCAAGCTCATACAGTAATATACTTGAGTACTGTAGCTCTTGTCAGCTCTTTCAGAAATTTTTGCAGAAATATCCTTACCGATACCTAATTTAACAGCATCTTCAGTATATGCAAAAACTAATCTATCAGAAGTGTGAGTTGCATCCTTGTTCAATCTTGTTGACATTATAAATTCAAATCCTAAGAACGAATTTACAGATCCTTCAGCCAATGCTTTAACTGTAGCAAAGTCAGATGAAGTTACTTGTGTTGTTCCTAATAGATCTGAGATCTGTTGTGGCCCGCAAACAATGTATCTTTTAATACTTGCATCTACATCGTTATTATCTAGGATTTTCTTCGCAGATAAAAGTTTAGCAATTGTTAAACCGTCTGATTGGTCTGTAGTTGCAAACTTTTGCGTTGAAGGTAAAGCCGTAGAAGTACCACCAGCTACACCAGTATTTGCAGATGCGTTGAATGCTGTAATAATTACATCATCCATTGCTCTATTCATAGCTGCTGCCGCTGCTTTAGCGTATGAACTTGTTGGATCCACAAGCATTCTAACTTTGTCGACATCGTCAACTAAGTCAGCCCACTCGTAATCAGCCAAGCTCAATCTTCTTCTGCTGTGCGGAGTATCTATTTGTGGTGTATCGCCATGTCTGCTCGTTCTTAATTGAGCAGCCGTAACTCCAACTTGCGTTTTGTTATCGTAGCTTTTTTAATTACTACTTCTACATATCACTATGTAGTTCAGACTATATCATCACTAATTAAAGTGTTCGGTTTTCGTGGGTATATTATTGTTTCCTCAATACCTAGTCGTTGAACCTTCCATATACCTTTTAAATTATATGGCTTGGCTGCTGATTGTCTCTAAAGAGAGTTCCCAGCAATTTACCGAATTTTACTTCGACCATTTTGTTAATCGAAGAAAGCGTTTTTACCATTAATATTTTCCACATCAACAGAACCTCTAAGTTTACTTCCCATTTGTTGAGAAAGCATAGATACATTTGAACTATACTGCTCGACAAAAGAAGTAGTAATTTGAATACTCATAATTGTATTCTCCTCTTGGTTATGTTTATGTTAATGTTAAACGGCTGATTATCCTTGCGGGTCAAAACCTAACTTTTACATCTTTTAGATGTTAGTCTTTCCTAATGTCTTTCGGGGTCTATCGATTATCCCAATATTTCAGCTATACTTGATTTTTTTTTTCTCGTAAAGCTAAAACTTCTTCAACAGCTACTCTGTGATTAGGATGGTTTTTATCCCAATACGCAGATCCAACTTGTGTTAAATTTCCAATTTCTTTTTCTATTTGAGCTGGTGTTTGATAAATTGGCCCAGAAGATTGCGTAATACTATCTTCTCCCATTTTACTTGCTAGCTCTGCAAACGCTTTAATCATAACTGGATGATCTCCAAGTTTAGTTCCGTCTGCTAAGTTAGTATCAAACAACTCACTTGCTCCAACTGATTTTGCAAGATTAGAGGCTTGGTTTATTTTTTGATCGTATGCTTGACCCCATTCTTGTTTAAGTTCTTTGGTACTGTTTTCTCTAGCTGTTACTGCGGTAGTTTCTTGTTCTTGTAAACTACTAGCTGTCAACTCATTATAAAATTTTACTACTCCGTTTGCTTGCGTAGGAAGTAATCCAAGTTTATGCGCTTGATCTGAAAAATTTTTTAATGCTTCTTGGTTAATTGATTGATCTTCTGGTAAATCATATTTGTAGCCAGAGGGATTTTCGGGTCTGCCAAGTTTTTGATAAACTGCATCCCAATCTTTATCAGTTGCAAATTTATTAGGTACTGGAATTTTATCAGCTCCTACTAATTTTTGTGCATGAACATAAGACTTTGCTAAACCTTCTATATCTTTAATATTTTCTAAAGATTTGTCAGCTCTTATTTCATCGGAAAGACTTGCCTTCCAATCTGTTGCAACTTTTTCGGCTGTTAATGTTGTATCGTTTGTTGGTGTTTCCGCAGACACTTGACCCGTAGGTTCAACTGCTACCTGGTTTGTTTCACTACTCATTTATCCTCCGTTGGTTTTTTGTTGAGCATATTATTAATAAACAAGACGGTATATCTTGTTCCTTCTAAAAATGCGCTTTCATGACTATCACCTTTAATATGTGTAGTAGTATAAAAACCGCATCTTTTTTTTAGATCCTCTAAAACTTTTTTTCCAGTTTCAGAGCTAAAAGTTTGTTTGTAAGCAAGTTCTAATTCTTTAAGATCTTTATTGTTCATTTAGAACCTTTAAAGCTGGAGCTACTTTACCAGCACTTTCGGCTACTTGTTGAGCTTGTTGTAATTGCATTTGTTCCATTTCTGCTTGTTGTTTTTGTTGTTGCATTTGTTGTACTTCAGCTTTTGATCTCATAATTTTAGCTGGCAATCCTAATACTTCTTGGATGTGTCCAACTAAACCATCAATATCTATGTAATCAAAAACGGGAGCTATAGCTTGCATTGAACCAAATATTTCTATTCCTCTCATAACTGAAGATAGCTCTTGGCTTTTTTGTGCTTTTGCTAATGGAGATACATATTCAATTTCTACATCTTGATCGCCAAGTTCTTCTGGAATTGGCGGTAGTTTATTATTTTTAAATAATAAATTAAATGATCTTGTAATCAATGGCTGTAATAATTCAGATTGTAATCTACCTAACACGGGGCCAAGTAATCTCATTTTTTCTTCTGTTCTCTGCAAGACTTCTGTAGCTGTCATGTTTTGATTGCCAACTGTCATTAACTGATCGACAAAGAAATTTTCTCTAATTGCTTTTCTTCTTTGTTCTTCCATGTTTAAACCAAGTGGATTGTTTGATCCTATTTGTAATGGTTCAATTCTTTCTCTAGTACCACTTCTATAAAAATTTAATCCACCAGGTACAGTTCTAATAGGTAAAATAAATCCATCATCGGGAACCATTAAAGGCGGGTCAATTTGTTTTTGAGCTGCTTTAATAGTTGTCTTAGACATTGTGTTTAACATCTTAGTATCTGGTAAAGCGTTCATTGCTGGAGATCTACCGTAAACTTCGTTTGATGATGTTTTTAAATATCTTGGTACAACATAAGGAAATTCTTTAAATCCACTTTCTCTTAACAAAGTTCCAGTTTTTTCGTGAACATGGCAAGATATATAATCCATATTTTTAGAATTATCATATCCCATAGGTTTATCAT